TTATCATGAGTTCTTCTTTGCTCATATCCGCATCAATACTTACATGTACGTGCGCTTTCTCGTCTGAAATCGAAGCATTCAACTCGTTTAACTGGATATCCACGTTATATCCCAGTTTTTTATGTAATACCCCTTTTGCTAATTTCGAAAGCAACATCCGTGTAAATTTTGAGCTGATTTTCATTTCATCCATCACCCTTAAACCCCTTTCGCTTTTAATCAGTTTTCCATAAAAGGAGCTGTGATTTTTGCGAAGTAAAAAGAAAGAGCCCTTGCTAGGACTCCTCTTCAACAAACGTACAAAAATCATTTATGGATTTCTTCAATTCTTTCTTTTCCTTCCATGTGTAATATACCTCTGCTCCGATACATCCAACAATAGTTAGAGCTGCACCTATTCCTACGCCAATCAAAGTATCTCTACATCCTTTGGTGTAGCAAGCATTTGCAAACCAACTTAATGCTTGAATGTCCTCATCAGGTATGTTATTCGTTTTCTGGATTTCCATAGTGATCTCCTTTCATAAATAAATCTTTGTTTTCATAAAGGAAGATGTAAATTTTGCGAACTAAATATCCCGTCTGTCAAAAACAGTCTCCCATCGTTCCCTCTTAATCGGCTTCATTTTTAAAGCCCACATAATCTGGCGAATCGTTACAGTAGGATAAAGCCCGTCCGTAGCCATCCCTGAACGCATATCAAAATATTTCTTAAAAAGTGGGTGTAAATATAAATCATCTGTAATCCATGGGTCTACTTCTCCCCACCAGGTACTCTTCGTTTTCCCATCAAATCGCTGCTGGATAACTGCCAGTCCCTTTTCTCCGATTTGAAACAATGTGCAGCAATGATAGACCGGATGATTACAAAAATATACTTTCCCGTACATCGATAAATAGATGTTCGGCTTTTCATAATGGTATCGCATCATTTATTCTCCAAAAAGAAAAAGCCTATGCCGAAGCATAGACCTTCTCTCAATAATATTTTTAGTCATCAAATAGCTTACATGACGTTTTGCAATACGGGTATGGTCCTCCGCAGGCTCTGCATCCGGCTGGCGGAATATCTCCTTGTTCCATATCGAGCATTTCTTCTGTCCATTCTACTTCTTCATCGGACTCATACTCGTAATCCTCTTCGTCCACCTTTAATCCACACGATGGACAGATATAAACTCCGCATCCAGTCTTCGGATCTTCTGTTTGCCTCATGACGGCTCCACACCGATTACAAATCGCATATCCGTTATTCAGGTACTCAATTAATTCAATACCTTCGGGTTTGATAATTTTGTGGCTCATAAATATTATCTCCTTTCGTTTTTCGAAAGAACCGCTATTATTGTACGGTTTCTTCCGGTGTACGGTCAAGAGACAAAGAGCTCTTTGTAGCATCTCCTTTCCATAATAGCGTCTGTAAAAATCACGCAAAAACGAAGAGGACATGTATAAATCACGCCCTCCTCATTTCTGACCGGTTAATTACTTCTTTGTCGGTCTAAAACGATTGAACAATCCTCTGAATGTTGTTGAGGTATAGGTTCCCGTTTCTTCAAACTTAAATCCTTTCCGCATCCAGATGCCATAGAACATCAGTGGTATGAGAAGCTCTGCCGCTGCAATCCCCAGTTTGAAATATCGATCCTTCACTTGCTCGTCAAGCTGAGAACGCTTATACTGCTCATCCTGTACGTCAGCTTTGATCTGTTCGTCCAACTGTGATTTCTTAATCTCGTTCTCTCGGACATTCGCTTCACTTTCCAACGTACGCCGGCTTCGCTTATCCTCTGCGTCCAGCTCACTTTTAGTTTCCTCAATTCTCAAACGATACAGCTTTGCCAGATCCTCTATAGCCTTTGATTTCTCTTCGCTACCCGAATTCAGAGAAGATATCGCCTGAATCTCCGCTGCTATCTCCTCATTCAGCAATTCTTTGATGTTTTCACTCATTTTAGTTCTCCTTTCGTGAATTCATTAACTGTTCCATAAAAGGACTTGTTATTCGTGCGAAATATAATCTTTGATGTTGACTTTCAAGACTACATATCTTTTCTTATATATCGCATCCGCTCCCTTATGGGACAGCTCCAAAAACAAATAAGGTCCGCTGTCCGGATCAGATTGATCGATTCGCAGCGAACCAACGACATCCCTTCGGAATACCTGTCGTCCGAAAACAATTCCGATAATGATACCAACAATCATGCAAAGAATGAGCTCCATATTCCATCCCGCCTTTCAAAAAGATTTTTCTAAATTTCCCACCCGGGATTTTTTCAAATATCAACATAGCATGTCTTTCAGATACCTTGGTACTGTGTTTTAACCTAGGATAAAAAAAAGAGCCATTGCTGGCTCAATATCTTAAAATTTAGTAACTCCTTCCCGTTCAAATGTTTCTAAAACCTTCGCTGTTAAAGATTCATACTCATCTGGGTAAAACTTTGCTATTGATTTTTGGCATGCCGTGATACTTTTTTGGTAGCTATAACTCGCTAACAATCCAATACCGCAACACACACATATCCCAGCCGCAATCAGTCTACCAATTTGTTGTTTTCTAATTTTTGCGTTGATTTTCATAAGTTCTTCCATTATGTGTCACTCTCCTTTCACAATAGGAGATGTTATTTCTGCGTTCCTTCGCCCTCATACACAATCTTCTTACGAAGTTCAGACCATGTTATGTATCGTTCTTTTCTGCATACCGGACAATAGAACTTACACACCTTCCCGCCAATATCTTCCAGTTCTTTCGTATCCGCCTCCAACCGGCTCTGGCAGTTAGGGCAATTAAACCGATAGACTTTCTTGACTGCTATGTCTACAACCTTCATTTCAATCCCTCGCTTTATTCAGTAACCAGAAGAATCGTCTGTACAAGTTGTAATAAACATCCTTGCAGCATGGAATATTTAACCTAGCTTTCAATATATCGTAGGACCACCCTTCGGTTACGCCTTTTAAAATATAATTAGATAGTTCCGCATCTGTCGCAATCGCCGTTTGCTCGACCGTCTTCATACGCTCTAAATAGTGAGATCGAGCTTCTGCACATCGAGCAGTCGGATTGCCAACCACCCTGTTCTTTGAAAATACTTCCATATCAGAAGGCCGCCGGCTAAGCCCATCCAGGGCGGCGTATGCTTTCTTCCATATCGGATACTGTAAACAGAAATGCTTCAGTTCATAGTAGCGATGACGTTCAATCCAATATGGATTTTTCTCAGATAATTCCGGGCGAATCGTTGTTCCCATATTAACGCTTCTCTCCTTTCCATAAATATCCGGTTTCTTCCCAGAGCCGCTTCGGAGAAATATAAAAGTTAATGCGTCCATACTTCGAATTCATCTCTTCAATGTTGGTAATCAACTTTCCGTTTCTAGTAGCCTTTCCAATAGGAAGCCATCCGGATATGATACCGGCTCGAACCCAGGAAGCATCTTTCCCATACACCCTGGCAACGACCGCTACCGGAACAGACCCCGGCGCAAATATAATTTCTTCCATTGGCTGTTACCTCCTTTCAACGGCTATTCTAGGATAAGAACCGCAATTTGTTAAAACAACCTCGGTGGCTATTTACATTGACTGAATGAAAAACCACAGTTAGAATGTAAAGTATCGAAAGGAGAATTATTTTTAAAGGGATGGAGGTGATGGTCATTGGTCAAAAAGCAGTACGTCTCTTATTCTAAGTGCTTTAAGCCGAAAGAGGAATCCAAACTTTTACCCGAGTACCTGTTTTTCCTTCTGAAGAATAAAGACACCAAAAAGCCTATGAATTACAGGCAATGCTACACAAAGTAATTCATCACGAGAAGCCGCCACCAACGGCTTCTTTTGATTTTTAACCATTCTCCATCCCTTTAAAAATAGTTCTCCAAACGATAAAAAAGAAAGAGCCCTTGTTAGGACTCCATTCTCTTGAAATACAATTTTTGTAGTTTTGCTCTCATTCTTGTCAATTCAATTTGAATCGCTTCTGCCTGACCAAAATTCTTACATCGTAAAAGCATATCCTCGAATATACGAATCTTAGTTTGTAAGTGTTTTTCCTCTTTTGACATCCTGAATCTCCTTTCGATTTTGTCTTTCACAAAAGGAGTTGTAATTCTTGCGAATTCTTCCATCGAGCCATCGTCATCTCGCATGGATAATCTTCATACCCATATGTCTCGCAGGTAATGAATCCCTCTAGTACGCCACGAATCACTTCGGCTTCGTACTGCTTATAAGGGGAAATATAATCCGGCAATTCTCTGCGTATCTGTCCGCAGGAAGGACAACGAAACCGATTTACTTTTACCCATGAAGTTTTTCTTCCTTTAGTCCGAACAATTCTCAATACATTATCGTACCTCTTTAACCTTACTCCGCAATTCCGGCAGGTTAATTCCTCATTGCTAACCATATATCCATCCTTTTAAAAAGTTTAAGTGTAGGAGTTGACAATTCCTACACTATCATATATGATTACTAATGATAAATCAACCTTGCCGCACAAAAATCTCGATTTATAAAATATTTAAGGAGGTATTGAGAATGTTGATAAAATGCCCCGAGTGTGATCTACAGGTTAGCGATAAAGCTACTTTCTGCCCGCATTGTGGCTATCCGCTACAACCCGATATCAAACAACGAAAGCCTCGAAGCAAAAATAACAAGCGAAGGCGACTTCCTAACGGTTTCGGACAGATAAGCGAAATCAAAAATCGGAATCTCAGGAACCCCTTTCGAGCTATGGTCACAGTTGGAAAGACATCCACCGGACGTCCAATATGTAAACCATTAAAACCGGAGTCATATTTTCCAACGTACAATGATGCATATACGGCCCTGGTGGAATACAATAAAAACCCGTATGATCTGGAACCAGATATTACGATAAAGGAACTGTATGAAAAATGGCTCAGTGAATACTTAAAAGATGCATCTGATACTTATATACGTTCTGTAAATTCCGCATGGACATATTGTTCTTCCATATACGATATGCGCGCAAAAGATGTTAGGGCTCGACACATTAAAGGATGTATGGAAGAGGGATTTCGAATCGAAACGAGAGGAAAAAAGAAAGGAGAAAAAATCCATCCATCGCCAAGTACAAAATCCAGAATAAAATCTTTATTTAATACTATGTTTGACTACGCTCTTGAGTATGAAATCGTTCCTATGAATTATGCAAGAACATTTGAAATTTCTGGAGACATTATTGTTGAAATAGAGAAAAACAAGAAAAAACACTTTCCATTTACCGATGATGAAATGAAAGTTTTGTGGCAAAATGTTGATAATGTAAAATTTGCTGATTGGATTCTCATTCAATGTTATATGGGTTGGCGCCCGCAAGAACTCGCTACCTTACGGTTGGACGAGGTCAATTTAGAAAAAAGGTATATGCAAGCTGGAATGAAGACAGAAGCAGGGAAGCAACGGATAGTTCCTATTCATCCAAGAATCCTAAAATTCGTTGAACGTAATTATAAATTTGCAATTTCTATCAATAGTGAATATCTTTTTAATGATAAAGGACAGACACATTCCGGTTCCTGGTCTGTAACGTACGACAAATACGCTAATCGTTTTGAAAAAGTGATTAGTCAATTGAATCTAAACCCGAATCATAGACCTCATGATCCACGAACAACCTTTGTTACGATGGGAAAAAAATCCGGTATGGATGAGTATGCACTTAAAGAAATGGTTGGACATACCATACAAGACATAACAGAATCTACTTATACTGTCCGAGATTTGGAATGGCTGAGAGAAGATATAGAAAAAATAAAATAGCTTGTTTTTAGTGTAGGAATATGGGTGTAGAAGTAGTGTAGGGATAATGTATGAGTTACATACATTTCCCTACTTTTTTCTACTTTTAACAACATCTTAAATCCTTAATTTTACTGGATTTCCTAGAATTTCCCAGCCTTCGCCGCTTCCTCAATGGAAACAGGAAACCTTGATTTTTAGCCATTCTTTTATCAAAAGTATAGGAATATTCAAGAAGTAAACGACATTTCTACACCTTTTTATACACCGTTTCACCCTGTAGTACATTATTCGAATTATCAAGGATCTTTTCTCCATTTGAATCCTGAAGAGGGTCAAGAAACGAATATCGCTCCGGATAATCGGCAAATGCTGTTCCCACAATCTGCGTCCCGTCTGCTCTGTGAGCCGTATAACCTCTTAGCAGAGTTTCTTCTGTCACAGTATCCCCAGTCAAATCTATGAGGGTTCTGCCGCTGTAAACGACTTTATTTGTAGCCATTTAAGCCTCCCTCCTACCCGATAGTTACCGTAGTACCTCCAGCGGGATTCTCGCTTTCGTTATATGGGATTGCTTTGACTGTAACCTGCGATAAGTAGTTATATCCTTCCTCAGAATTCGGAAGCACTGTCTGCTCCTTTGTAGAAGGTGTAACTGTCTTTGCCTGTGGTTTGGCATCTTCCGTACCTGACATAGAACCTTCTACACCAAGCAGAGTAATACCCTCTCGAATATTATCCGGAATGATTTTCTCTTTTTCTGCTGCCGAAATCCCAACTTTACCAGAACCATCGTGATGTCCCTGCGGAATGGTGTACTCTTCATCCTTTGAAGAAATTGTACCTGTCACAGCTCCGTTATTCTTCATGGTTCCCGTCAGTTTCTGACCTCGTACATACGCGGTCTTTCCCTGAAGAATTTCAGCAACAGCGGCTGTTGCATCAGAAGAATCTACGTCATATTCACAAGTACCTGTGATCGGGCTCCCTCCTTTGTCATGGGCGGTAAAGCCGGAAAGAATCTTATCAGCGGTTACGGTATCGCCGGTCAGGTCGATCAGTGTCTCTCCACCATAGATTACTTTGTTAATAGCCATATTCTCTCATCCTCTCTTTTGGAAATAAAAAAAAGAACGGTTTCACGCTCTGTCCGCTTGCTACTCATCTTTATTTGCCTGCTTAATGATCTGATTTACATAGGTACTGAGACCGGCCATTAAAATTCCCTGAACAATTGCGATAAATATAGCCATTGCAATCTCCTGACCACTCCCTAATGGAGAAGTGGCCAAAACCCAGATTCCGCAAAGGACGATGCCGCCGGCACCGAGGATCAACGGAATATACTTGTCCTTGATTGCCTGAGTCTGCTTCAGACCCATACCGCAGAAGTAAAGGACAATCGCCACAACGATTAACTCAGGCTGCACATAGTTCATAATCTGTTCCATCATTTTAATTCCTCCTACTGATTTTCTTGAATATAGGTTGATTTGTGAATGGGCAACTTATTGATCTCCTGCATGACTTTCTTAGCTGAGCCATTTCCGCCCATCTCTTCATAGGGCTTGTAGAGATAATCGTGCAGATTTTCATATTCGTCCTGCGTGATCCATCCCCGCTCGATGTAGGACATTCCCAGATAGATAATTCTATCGTGAGCAAGACCAATCAGCATCTGCGTCCTCACATCTTTTTTCTCACTTTTCTTCTGGATATACGCCCAAAAACCAGAAGAGGCGACGACTGCACACACAATCGTCACCACCATTTGAAACCATGGTTCCATTTTAGTATCCTCCATAACTATTTGATTTTATCGGTTATGATCATCCTTTTGCTGATGATTGTAATCGACTTTTCAAATAAATCTTCATAGAGACCTATCAAATTTTTTCTTTGTTCCTTCGACAAAAGTTTGTAAAAGCTTCCCATCCAGCCCCGAAACATATTCTCTACATTTTCATACGTTATCTCCTCGTTTTTCACTTTGACGGCGAGTTTCTTGAGCTTTCTGCGCATCGTAGTAACCCGCTTCGGATTGATTCGCTTAATTACCTTTCCGGAATCTGTTAAACTGTATTTTATTTGCAGAAATTTGTACGTGCTGGAAATCTTCACAATTCGAGTTTTCTTCTTATTGATATGGATTCCATATTCTTCTGCAATTTGATGAATATGATCTAGCAGATCAAAGAGTTCTTCTTTACTCGGATTCATGATATACCAGTCATCCATGTATCTTCCATAAAACTTCTGGCTTCTTACATATTTGACGTAATTATCAATCCGATACGGATAATAAATCCCGATGACTTGTGATAGCTGGTCTCCAATATTAACCGACTTCTCCATCCACTTTTCGCCTGTCAGCTTTGACTCTGGAATGTTCCTATAATCTAACTTGTTGAAAGTGTCAGACATACATGTGGCATATTCCTCGTCCGTCATGTAAGAAACATCGATTTTAAATCCGTCAAAAATCTGTGTTAGCAACCAGTCAATGAATTCGTCATCATCGAACAGCTTTAACAATTCCCGTTTGGCAATTTCATGAATGATATTATCGTAAAACTTGGAAAAGTCTCCGAACAATATCCATCCTTCATTTCCATACAACCGATAGTATTTACGGAGATGAACTTCGAACCTGTCCCGCTGGTGGGAGATACCTCTTCCTTTAATCGAGGCGCAATTATCGTAGATAATATGCTTCTTCACTTCCGGAAGCAAGACTTCATCGCATAAGACATGCCGAATAATGCGATCCCGAATTTGAATACTAGTAATAGGTCTTACTCGGCCTCTCTCAAACAGCGTGAATTCCTGTGTCGGTCCATTTTGAAGGGTCCGATTCATCAGATCATCTTGAATGGAAAAGATATAACGAAGAAAATTCAGCATGAATTTCTGGGTAGTCTCCTTCCATTTGCTGGTTTTGACAGAAACCTTGTAAGCCCTATACAAGTTGTTGGCGTCACAGATAATCTCCTCATAGTTCATAAATCATTCACCGTGATAGCAATACTTACCGTAGTAAATTGCGTCCGGCTTTGCTATTTATCCATTCGGAAAGGACAATGTCTCCTTCTCTGTTGGTTAGGCAGAGAATCCGGACGAACTCCATTAGAGTTCGAAGCGTTGTTGTAGTTCGTATTGCCATTGTTGTTCACATTAGCGAAATTAGCCGAAGAAACGACGCATAATTAGACATTACCCTCTTAACTGTGACTTGATTCGGTTATCTCGTTGACGCCACTTCTTTATCAATCCGATTTCTCGGTCGATAGCTTTAACATAGCGACTGTAGAGATTAACGTCCACTTCAAATATCTCAACGATTCGTTGCAGCTCTTTTAAAAGCTGCTCGCAGTTTACTATGGCTGTATTCTGATAATCTCTTCTTTGTTCATACTCGTGTAGCGTAGTTGGATAGATAGAGTTTGCTGCTCGAACATTACTGGTCAGCATAGAAGCCAACTGATCAATACGATTTTTGTAGTTCAGCATCAAATATCTATACCTTGAAAAATCTTCTTTCGCATCCTTTCCGTGAGCATATCTTACTCGGACAAGCTGATCCAAGTCTTTTACTCCGAAACTACGCTGCATGAAATCAATCAACATATCATGTAATTCGATGGAATATGTAATTGCTTCGAATTTAGATTCAGTCCGATCACTCACAAGAACACTCATGCATAATCCTTGTCTGTGATCTCTTTGAATTCTTCTTCCGTAATCCAGTTCTTTTTCACTGCATTCCGAACCCGTACTTCATTCCACATACCCAAATTGTAGTAGCGTTTTACCTTGCCGTAATTCTTGCTATGTTCCATAACTGTTTCCTCCTTTTATAGTTCGATTTCAGACATCATGGCAACATATTCGATATCCGACTGCATTTTAACAAAGGCCAGCTCGGTTTCTGGAACATCCCGCAAGACAAACCAATATTTGTCATTGACCTTGATAATCTGGACAAGTTCCATGTTCATGTGAACTTCATCCTTTTCACCATCGTTGATTGTTACGATCGAACAATTTCCGTCAAAAACGGACTCATCGATTTCCGATGAAGATATAAAGTTATTACCGTTCAACCTCAAATTATCAAGAACAGTTCCATCGGACAGAGTAATCTTATAAATCTTATCATCCATTTTGATTCACACCTTTCATTTAGATTCTTCTTATTTTATAGCACAGATTGTTGTCACCTGCGTACGGTTTTCGTGGGGGCACAGGGCCCCCGGATTCAGACTAACCAATAGCGAAGACCGGACGAACCCCAAGAGAGTTCGAAGCGCCGTTGGAGCCCGTATCGCCATAGCTGTTCACATCAGCGAAACAAGCCGAAGAAACGACGTCTCTGAGCCAGAACGTTGCGCGATTGGAAATCAGCTTCGGAACGACTGAAAACAGAGCAAGCTGGGTTTTACTAATGGTGTATCTATTCGGAATAATTGTTCCATTTCCAGACGGAGCAAAAACATGTGAACCGTACATCATAATCTCATTAGGAAGTTCCAAGGTCGAATCATACCACGAGCCGCCAGACGGATATCCATTCGTTACAGCATTTGTCAAATGTTCACGATGCGTAAGAATCAGATTGCCGAAGGCACTCGCTGCCAGAGTTTTCGCCTGACTCAGATTCTCCTTATACATTTTAGAACCAACATAGCCACCAGTTGTAATGTTGGTCTCGTTCATCTGTGCGTTGTAAAGAGGTTTATCCGGCATGATAACCAGATGGGGCTTGGTGAAAGCCGTATCGCCGCAATTATACCAGTAATCGAAATCCACGATTCTCCATGTATAGCTGCCGATAGACCAGTAATCTCCAAGGAAAAATCCTTTGAAGGTTCCGTTCTTGATATTTGCCTTCTGGTCTTCTGTAATAACGCTCCCCAGATTTTTTCCTCTGTAAATCATGCGGCGCTGCTCCTTCGGAACAAAAGCGTCCAGAATTGCAAAGAGTGCATCGTCCGCACCAATCGCTTTGTTCCCTGCTGCGGTGCCAATCAATAACTTATCATCCGCAGACAACGTATTGATTTGCGTAAGTTCCGACAGATTGACACCGGAAATGAAATCCTGAGAACTGGTAAGCCCAATCAAGGATTTAATAAAATCAGTCACCATAATTGTTTTGGTTCCATTGTTACCATCAATCAAGACGATGTTGCTTTCATCTAGTGTCTGGACCTTCTGATAATCCGTAATTTTCATCTCGATATGTCCTCCTTTTACCTAATACAAAAAATAACGCGGCCATCAATTGGCTGTCCGTTGCTATCCAGAATTAAGGAGCTGGAATATGCACGCGCCACAATCGGGTCCACGTTACTGTCAATGATAGTTCCTTCTGATGAATCGAGAAGATTATCGTAGTTCTCGTATCCATTGTCATAAAGATTGTTGTATACGGTGAATTCCGTCCGAATCCCCTCTACAATTTCTTCAAGAATTGATGTCCTTTTTTGTAACTCTAATATCTGGTTTGCCAGATTTGCTTCTACATCCTCCGAAAGAGTATCCTTCAACTGCTGGAACCACTCATCAAACAATGCCTGAGCATTTTCTCTCCATGCAGCCATTTCAGATGTATTATTGTTTGTGTACTCGTTAAACCAGGTCGCCCATAACTGTTTCCAGTAAGCACTTGTTTCCTGCATATCTGCCGTTTGAGCAGCATACCAGTCGTTCCATTGTTTTTCCCATGCCAGATAAGATTTCTGTATTTCTTCCGTCTGGGCGTTGAACCATTTTGACCACTGGTCTTTCCAGAAAGCATTTGTCGCTTCCATATCAGATGTCTCTTTTTCATAAAATGCATCCCACTGGTCTTTCCACTGAGCAACCAAGGCGTCAATGGACATTTTCTCCAGTGGAGCTGTTACGAACGGACACTCCGATGTGCCAACAGCATTGTTGATATTTGCCTGACGGATGGATGTAACTCCAGAATTTACCCGAATATAGGCTAATGGATACTGCCAACGGTCGGTCGTGCTAATCATTGTTGGTTTCGCTGGATTAGTAGCTGGCGTACCTTTGATGATTTTAATCGCATTTGCACGAACGGATTCACGAGCATCTACTTCCAAAACAACCGCATCAATCCGATTTAGAATAACTTCCGACTGTGGTACAGTCAAAGGAAGCAAGGCGTCATTCAACGTCCATGTATGATTAAACCAAGCTCGGCCAATTCCGACATTCACCATCATGCCAGTAGACTCTTTCACCATCATAGCAGTCCCAACATGCTGCAAAATGCCGTCACGTATGATCCCGTCAAAAATGCTTGACATTTGAATGGCATCGTATCTCCGATCTTTATTCTTTGAGTTATAGAACCCATAAGTGACACTCATTTTTCTTCACCCCTTTCCTGCTATTCTACGGTAACGAATGTCGGATACGAGTCGAGTCCTTCTTTGCTCTGAGAGCGAATGAATTCCGTTACCCGAGCTTTCCCCTCAATTCCGTATTCATTCACAATCTGTACCATATCGCCTAAGAAGAAATCCTCTCCATATCGGTACATCCTCGTTGATTCAACCTTTCCCTCAAAGGATTTGGTTGCGATGTTCTCAGCCAGATTCTCTAAACCTCTTTGAGAAAGCTGTGCATTATACTCAGTGTCCGTCAAGGTTTCATTATCCACGGTCGAAGAAACATCCCTAGCATCCGTATAAAGCTCCCTTCGATTCAAACCTGTTCCGGCACCAGATGCACAAGCCACGGTTGTAGTCCTCCGATCAGCTCCTTCCCCCTCTCCGGCAACCAAAGTAACTGTTTTTAAAGTCTTCTTTGATTCCAGATAATTGGTATTGATTACATTCTCAAATTTTGGAGAAAAGATGACATATGGATTCGTAAACTGGTCGTAAGAACGATCTGCGCCTGCATAGAGCTTAAAGACGAACTTGTTATCATCGGACAGCTTGATTCGGAAACCGACATTCTTGGAATCGCACAGCTTTTTAATGGCATCATACAGATTGTCTCCGGTAAACTGTGCATCTACCGTCAGTCCGGTAATCGCCGGGTCCGTGGATGCCTCGAATATCAGTCCTTCTACCTTTCGGGAAGCATCGGAAGGATTGATGATATTCTCATCCAGCAGCTTTTTGATTCCATTTTGAAAGTTTCCGCTCAGAATCGTTTGCTTCCAAATAATGCGGCGCTCCAGAATGGATTCCAATGACCTTCCAGTGACCGTAAAGTGGTTTCCGTTTTCGGCATCAGACTCAATCTTTCTGTCCTCGACAATCATGGTCTGGTCGGATTCTTTCAGCCAGAGATAGTAGTCGTCTTTCAGGATTTCAAGAACAGAATCGTTAATGCTTGTATATACCTCGAAATCTCCATAGGCAGAATACCGCTCCGTCCATATCAGAGACTCAAAGGTATCAAGCACAGAAAGCATTTTCAGAGAAGTGTCCAGAACAATCAATTCCATAACTATACCCCCTCAAACGCTGTTCTGTTTTCAATCTTAAACTGCACATTGGTCGTTCCTTCTTCCACCACATAAGCGAAAATATTATCGCCTTTGGATAGCTGAAACCAGTCAGAATCTTTATCAAGGCAGTTTAAAATATTGGTGTAGATACCGTTTCGAAGAAGCGTAATTGATTTATCCCCTTTAATGGTGGAGATAATGATTTCATCGCCGGCAACCATTCCAGAACCGGTTAGCTGCTCCAATTTATCTGTATCAATACGCATTACCTCTCTCGTCCCGGTATTGTAAATCGTGATATTTCTCACATTTCCGATGGCATGAATGGTAATCACAACCCCGATCTCGGCATCACCGGAGTAATATACCGTCTGCTCGGTTTCATTCTTAATCTCGCCAAATTCAATCAAGGACTCGGTTAAAGATTCATTCGAAAAAGCGAACTCAAACAGAGGTTCCACTCCATAGAAGATAGTGGTATTAGTTCCATCCGGACCAGCAGAATAAAAATAAGGATCAGGACACACGATGGAAATCTGCGTCGTCTCATCGCTGCTGAAAATATCTGGTTCATTTGATTCCACATAACCATAAGTCTCACAAATACGATTATCTGTCTCTATGAGAAGCGTTACTTTCTTCTTTATCGGAAAGTATTTGTAGGAGTCATGTCTTGTGTCTTCAATCTGAGGATTAAACATCAGTTTCAGAGACATAACAATATTTCTGGAATTTACTCTTGCCGAGTTATACAGCGATCCGTCATTCGTAGAGATTTCTGTCGTGTTAATATCTGCTTTGCTCGGTCCCAATCCGCTGATAGATTGAACGGCGAACCCGGATTCCTCCGGGAACGCTAATTCAAATCTTTTTGATTCGCCCAAATAATTAGTTACAGTTACTGCTCTAATCATGTGTTACCCACCAGCCCTTTCATCGCCGAAAATTGATTCTTTGTCTGCCGATAAATATCAATTCTCGACAGAGCCTTAGGCGAATAATTGTTTTGCGTGAATTGATAGGTATTTCCTGTAGGAGAACTTTCTCCATTTTGAACTTCTATCTCGGAAACTCGGTCATTCATCCCAGTGCTGACAGATAATGCCTGATTTCTGCTAAACAAAGTATTCAACCTTCCGCTCCCTGCTTCTACGGCGGATAGGTCAAGAACCGGTCGAATGGTAGGCTGAACATCCATGTCTGCATCTACATAGTCTGCAATCCTGGAAATGATATCATTCAATCCATCAATAGAAGATCTGGCAATTTCCCGTCCAGCCTTTCCAGCCTTGGATACATTGTCAATCAACGCATTTATGAAACCGACTCCTGCAAAGTTACCGATTCCGTAAAAGCGTTTAGAAGGAGAATGCTCGTCCAATTCGTCTTCCGCTGCTTCAGCGGCTGCGGCTGCCATGGCTCTTGCTTTTGCTTCCGCTTTCCAAGTATTTTCGCTGATACCATCACAGAAACCATCGACCAAGTATGAACCGGCAGATTTGAACTGACTATAATAGTCTTTGATGGCGGTTACAGAGCCACTCAGCGTAGTTGTAAAAGCTGTTCGGAGTTCACTATCTTTGCTTCTCACACCGGCGATAAATTTAACCATGCACTCTCTACCAGTCGAGGTAAACTCCGCATATTTATTTTTAATCACCGTAAGACAAGCGCTGATAATGTTTGTAAACGCCAGCCTCGCACTACTGTCCTGCGATCTGACACCGGCAATAAGCTTCACCATCGTCTGGGTTCCGGTTGACGTAAATTCCCCGTACTTATTTCGTATTACAGTCAAACAACCGCTAACGATATTGGTAAAGGTTGTTCTGGAAGAACTATCCTGAGACCGTACACCGGCGATAAATTTAACCATAAGCGTGGAACCGCTGGTTTGGAACTCGCCTTGTTTTCCGTTGATCGCCGTCAAGACAGTCTGAACCAGCGTAGTGAATGTCGTTGTCAGTTCGGATTTCTTCGCATTTGCACCATTGATGAAGGACGACAACATACTTGAAGCCGCGGCTGTTACTTTCGATTCTGCATTATTGAATGCATTGATAAATCCGGTTACACCGGTTTCACCAAGCGTTGTCAACGCAGAGCTGAAGGAAGTCATACCGCTTGTATCCAGACCAACCATCCCATTTGCCATACCGACAAGCCGGTTTGTCTGGGTGATCACTCCGGACAACAACGTCGTATCAATACCACTGATGCTGTTGTAATAATTACTGAAATGGGAACCGAACGATGCCATATCACTACCAAAACTGGCAAGTGTCATATCATCGGAGAACCATCCGCCTTCTTTTGGAAGACTTTTCTGAAGCTCAACAATGGATGTAGCAGCATTGGTTGTAGTGGTAACGATGTTCGCATCCACATCTTTCATATAGTCGGAATATTGTGCGAAGCTCTTACCAAAGGAAACCAAACTTGTGCCAAAGGCGGCAATATCATTGTCTCCGGTAAACCAGCTTACCAATCCACCCGTATTCGGTAACGTATTCGCCAACTCAACTACTGCTTTGCCAGCCGTTGCGGAATTTGTAACGGCCTCCACATCAATACCTGCAATTGCGTCAGAGTAGGATTTCATCGCTCTGCCAAATGGCACCAACTTCTCCCCGAACGTGTCCATGTCGTTCTCTCCCGTAAAGAAGCCCACGACACCGCCACTGTTGGGAACAGTATTTGCTAATTCGATTAAAGCCTTTCCCGCAGTAGCAGATTCCACGATTACATTCGCATCCAAACCTCTTACCGCCTGAGAGAACAGCATCATCGCCTCGCCAAACGGTACAAGCTGCTCGCCAAACGCATCCATATCATTTTCGCCAACAAAGAAACCTACCACGCCTCCAGAATTCGGAATTGTGGTTGCCATTTCAGCCATAGCCTTTCCTGCGGTAGCAGCATTCGTTACAGTATCTACATCCAGTCCTCTTACGGCATTTGCAAACCCCATCATTGCTTCGCCAAATGGAATAAGCTGGGCGCCGAAAGCACTCATATCGTTCTCTCCCGTAAAGAAGCCGATGACTCCTCCGGAATTCGGAAGGGTTGCCGCCATCTCCGCAAGTGTCCTTCCCGCCGTAGCCGCATTTGCCACCAATTCCCCGTCCATACCAGCAATGGCGATAGAGAAATCTCGCATCGCTTCACCGAATGGAACGAGTTGAGTAGCAAAGTCGCTCAGAGAAGATCCTCCTGTAATCCAGGAAGTCAATCCGTTCAAAATATCGGCAGCGGTCAGAATAAGAATTGTTTCTGCCAATGCTTTTACGCCGTCCAGCATAGAGGGATCAAGCTGTGTAGCACCCTCGATAAATGGCTGCACATTCGTCATAAACGCAGAAAGATCTGAACCAATTTGAGGGAATTGACTTGAAACTCCAGACATGAAACCGCCGACAATTCCGCCAACAAATTGACCGATAGCCGTACCAATTCCCTGAAGAAGATTTCCGCCCTCACCGATAAGCCATTCCAACCCAGGAATCTGAGCCAGAGCGCCGACAGCCGCCAGAACCAATGCCAACTCCGCAATGACTGCACCCATTCCGAGAACACCAACCATAGCCCCAGGTACCAAGGAAGCAACAGCACTGAGAGCAAGCATAATTGCTGAGAGCAAACCAATTCCAGCGATTCCTTTGATGAGTACATTCACATCAATGCCACTCAAGGCGTCGATTACCCCGTCAAAGAAAGCCATCAGTAACTCTACGCCAGCTTTAATCAATTCCGGTAGTTTCGTTGTGATAGCCTGAATAATCCCAATCAGAATATCGAATAACTGCTCCACGATGGTCGGTGTGTGTTCGACCAGAGCCGAAAGGACACTGTCGATCAGGACAAATAGCCCGTCCACAACTGCTGGTACAGCCGTAACCAAAGCATCGACTGCGGCAAGAACCAATACTGTAAATGCCTCGGCAATAGCTGGCCCGCCATTTGCGATTACTCCAGCAAGAGAAAGGATTCCTTCCCCGATAGATTCGAACAGCAACGGAATCAAACTGAGAATACTGGATACTGCCACTACTAGAGATGCTGCTCCCGCCGCTCCAGATACTGCCAAAGCAGAAAGTCCAGTGGAAAATGCGAGAATGCCAGCACCTGCGGCCAGACATCCTACTCCCAACACAGCAATGGCGGCCGAAAGTCCTAAAATAGCTGGGGTCAATGGCCCTAATGCCACTCCTGCGACACCGAGAACCGTGAAAGAACCTGCCAGTGCCACCAACCCTTTGGCGATGCTCTCCCAAGACATATTCCCCAATGACTTGAGAACCGGGGTAAATATCGCCAATGCAGCGGACACGGTAAGAACCGCTGCCGCACCCGGAAGTGCAGTTTTCATTGCGTTGAGTGCCACAACAAGAATGGTCATGGAACCTGCAAGGGTTACCAGTCCTCTGGCGATTTCATCCCAGGACATTCCGCCCATATTTCGGACTGCTTCGCCGATAATGAGTAATGCTGCACCGACCTCTACCATTCCAGTCGCTTTCGACACCATTCCTTTTGGAAGTAGATTCATCGCAACTGTCACGGCCGCCAGAGAACCGGCCATCGTGGTAAGACCTCGTCCAATCTCTCCCCAAGTCAGGTTCCCCATCTTTTTCACTGCTTCTCCAAACACGAGCATGGCTGCTCCAAGAATCGTCATCGCTGTAGCGGTGGAAACTACATGCTTCGCGTTAGCCGTAACTTTGGTGAATACCGCCAGTTCGGTAAGAACCACGGCAACCGCAGATAGTCCTTGAATCAGGTTTGAAGTGTCCAGATCTCCAAATGCCTTAACCGCATCCGCCAGAATATTGATGGACGCTGCAAGAAGAACCAATCCGGTTCCTTTCAGAACACCCATTCCATCCAAATCTGTAGCCTTCAGGAACAACGCCAGTTCTGTGCAAAGAACGCCGACTCCGATTAGACCTTTAGCCAAAGAGCCCACATCCAAAGCTCCTAAATCTTCAACTGCTCCTACAAGAACTCGAATCGCTGCCGCAAATACTACCAAACCGGCTGAACCTTTTATCAGCCCCTTCGATGTTTTGGAAAGCGCTGTTGCAGATGCTACCAGAATAGCGGATAACCCGGCAACGCCAACCAATCCTTTCAGAAGCTCATCCCAATCCAAACCGGATAATTTCTGAACTGCGCCTGCAAGAATAAGAACAGCGGTAGACATCCCAATCATCGCAATGGTCAACTGGCCCATTCCTTTGATTGCCGCTCCGTTCATTATCTTTTCAAAGATGGCCATTGAACCAAGCAGTTCGACGAACAGAACACTCAAAGCTCCCAAGGACGCATTCAGCTTTTCGGAATCAACCAGGGATAACGCCACAATCGCTGCGGTCAGGATTGCCATAGCGCCGGCAATCTTCAGAAGAGTGCCAGCTTTCAGACTTGACTGCCATGCTTCAAGACTCCCCTTAACTCCATCCAAAATATCTTTGAATGAACCAAGAATTCCGCCGCCGTTTTCGGTGATTTCCGATAGAGAGTCAATAAACTTTTTCACCCCGATTAGAATTGCAGAAAACAATCCGGTATTGATTAAATCCAAAATTGGGTCAAAACTTGCGGTATCAAATGCTGTGAGAATTGCTTCCCCAAGGTTTCCAAACGCATTTGCGACAATGGAACCCAGCTTCAATAAAACAGGCGCTGCCTTCTCGACAATCCCAATAATTCCTTCAAATGCCTTCTTTACCAACTCTCCTAATTTTACAAACG